CTATAAAGAAAATGAAAGAAGGAACAAGGCTTTTTGGTGGTATGAGCGCAGATTTTACAGGACTAATGACTGCTGATGCTCAAGAATTCGACAAGCTTAGCACATCTTTTATTAGAAATATTAAAGATGTTATGGGAACAGCTAATATAACCCAGACAGAAATTTTGCAATATTTAAGATCTATTCCTAGTTTGGCAAATACCAGAGAAGGACTACAGAGCATCATTAATTCTAAAATGACGTTAAATGATATAGAGTTTGTTAAGGCAAGAGCGGCACAAGATATTGTAAGAGAAAATGGATATAAACTTCCTGATCGTTTAGAGTCAAAGGTTTTAGATAGAACAGCAGAAGAACGAAGAGATCTCATGGAGCAGTTTATTGATGGGGTAAGAAGAACAGATGTCGCAGCGCTTATTAAAGAGGGGGAAAATATAAGAGCAGAGCGCAGAAGAAAATCACGAATTAAGAAAACCAAAAAAGACATAGAAAAAATGCCTCTCAGGAAAAGATGGCTTTATAAATATGCGGGCCAACTTGAGGGCACTCTTTAACGCAATTCTAAATCGCGCTTCATCGCATATACCAATACTCTCGTGATGAAGCGCGTCATTGTTACATTCCTCTTTCTAACAGCACGTTTTAGGTGCTGATAGATTGGTTTTGGCAAGTCTATAGATATTCTCTGTCTATTTGTCCTCATATCTCCCTTTCTATTTGTATTGAAAAATTCATTACAAATCTAAAATAACCGTTTTTTTTATGAATTAAACAGGGTTTAGTGAAAAAGATAGTAATGAATAACCTCAATAAGGAGAGTTTTATGGCAACAAGAAAACAATTTCAAAAGAGGGGATACGGATTATCATCTCCTTTGGAAGATATATTTCCAGCTCCTATAATCGCTGATAGAATACCAACTACGAGTGATATAGCGGAGCTTGGGACCTTGTGGATCGATACTAACACAGAAAACGCATATATTCTTGTAGCAGTATCTGCGAACACAGCTTCGTGGCAAATCACGACAGCTGAAGGAACTGGTGGAAACGATGGAGAGGTCTTAATTGGTGCAACTGGATTAGATCCAGCCTGGGCAAATATCACATCCACCGGTGGAACATTGGTTGTTACAAATGGTGCAAACACAATAAATATGGAAGTTTCAGGTGCAACGACAAGCTCGTTCCCTACAGATTCGGGAACTGCGAATCCATTACTCGGGGCAACAAATATTGCGGGTGGTACAAACATCAATACCGCAGGGGCAGGCAACAGTGTCACAGTCAATCTTGATGCTAGCCCTTCTGTCACTGGTTCTATTACAGCGGGTGACAGCCTTACCATGAGCGCAGGTACGTGCACAATTACAGCAGATGATAATGCTGGACAAGATATTTACTTGCATGCGGATGGAGGAACAAGCGAGACAATTGAGATTCGTGTTAACCAAGGGACAGCAGCTGATTCTATTTATATTCACTCAGATGTAGGAGGAATTGATCTTACATCTGGTTTAGCTTCTGCTGACGCTATAAACATATCAGCTTTAGATGCAGCTGGCGGAATTGATATTGATTATGGAACAGGTGGAATGTCTATTGGTGGAACCAATGGAGCATTCGATCTTGATACAGGCACAGGAAGCATAACTATTGGTACAGATACAGTTGCAAAAAGTATTACCATAGGAAATGCGACAGGAGCAACTTCTGTAGCAGTAAATTGCGGAACAGGTGGGGCTACTTTTGGTACATCTGCTAACGCACACGCTACAACTATAGGCGGAACAAACACAACATCGACAACAACAGTACAGGGCGGAACTGGTGGTCTTATTTGTACATCTACTGATGGCCTTACTCTAGATGCAGCTGGCGTGCTAGAACTTAACTCATCTGGAGGTGCAATCTCAGTAGGTAATGATGCTGATGCACAAGCGATTAATATAGGAACAGGGGCTGCTGCTCGTACCGTGACTATAGGAAATGCAACTGGAGCAACGACACTAGACTTTAATTCTGGGACAGGAGGAATATCATTAACAGCTACGGCAACTGGTGATATTACAATAGATTCCGGCGGAGTATTAGAGTTAAATTCAAGCGCAGGTGCAATCGGAATTGGAAATGATGCAGATGCACAAGCAATCAATATAGGAACAGGATCCGCTGCACGTACTATAACTATAGGAAATGGCACAGGAGCAACTAGTGTTGTATTAGATTGCGGAACTGGTGCTCTTAATATAGGAACCAATGCTGTTGCGCATACTATAACTATGGGAAATGTGACTGGCGCTACCGCACTAGCACTTAATGCGGGAACTGGCGGTATAGCACTTGCATCTACAGGAACAGGTGATATTACTCTTGATTCTGATGATACTCTATTGTTGGATGCTGATGGTGTTCTTGAGCTTAATTCAAGTGCAGGTGCTATAAATATTGGTAATGATGCTGTCGCACAAGCAGTTAATATTTGTACCGGTGCAGCAGCTAGGGATTTGACCCTAGGGTCGACCAACACAACCTCGAGTACAACGCTTCAGTCTGGAACCGGAGGTATCTCCATCGAGGCTGCTGGTATTGTTGACATGGTTCCTGCAACTGATAGTCAGGCTGCAACAACTATTACGATTAACGCAAATGTTGGAGCTGGAACCTTCACAGGTCAAACAACAGCAAGCGCTGCAAGTGTAACGCTTACCGTAACTAATAGTGTATGCACGGTTAACTCTGCTATTTTATGTTCTGTTTCAACAAAGGGAACAAATGATGCGCAATTAACAATACAGAGAGTTGAGCCCAAAGCTGGTTCCTTTGAAGTAACATGTAAGAACAACGGAGCAGCTGCTTTGAATGGGGATATAATTATCACATTCTGGATAATAGCTGCATAAAATTGATCCCCCTCTATATGAGGGGGCTTTTCTCATTGCTATGATAGTACTGATAACATTATTAATCTTTAAAAAAGGGATGTAATGACAGAGAGTCAAACAATTCAACTTACAGTTACAAAAGAAGATAGGGTGTATACCTTCACGATGCCAATTGGTCATAAATATGGAGAAGCTTTTGATGCTTGTCTCGAATGCCTAAAGGGTTTGTCTGATATGTCAAAAAAGGCAGCGGATATCATAGAAAGCAATAGAGCAATAGAAAAAAAGAAAGAGGAAGAAGAGAGTAACTAACATTATTACCATCATAAGGAGGTATAATGGATTATTTGAGTAGTATTGAAATAGCGTCAATTGATTCATCTACATTCACGGGTAACTTGCAAGCAATAAACACTGCGGGGTTGCCAAACTCTTGTTCTATTATTCGCATTATTAATAATAGCGACAGGGATGTAACTGTCAGTTACGATGGATCTACTAATCATGACTTCTTGCCGGACGGAGAAACTCTCCAAATAAATCTTGGACAAAACACAGTGCCTAGTGGATATAGAACTTTATTGCGTAAAGGAACTGTAGTATATGTTTCAGGTTTAGCAGGTGGAACAGGTTTAGTGTATTTGGTTGGTTACTATTCGTAAGGAAGAGTATGTATTGGAGTATAGCTTTGGTGGTAATAGCTGTATCAATAGGAGTAAGTTCTACCATCATATTTAAGATGAAAAAAGACAATAAAATTGAAGAGATAGCTGAAGAAATTATAAAAAAGGAAACGGGTATAGATGTAGATCTTTCCCCTAATTCGAAAGAAACGAAGGAGTAGTAATGCCTTCACTTGCCATCAGGTTAGTTCCTGATACCTTAAAATCCTTGGCGTCAGGATCCATTGGTGCTGCGTATATGGGTGTTGGTACGGCATTCGATAAACCGATACGTATAATACTTGTACAGAACCTAACAGACGCAACCTTAATGTTTTCATTTGATGGTATTAATGATCATCTCCCACTTCCACGTGACGGATACATACTTTTGGATATTACCGCGAACAAAGCAATAGAGCACGGTTTTTATATTGCAGAGGGAACGCGTGTTTATGTTAAGACTGTTGGATCTCCATCGAGTGGTTCTGTATATGTATCTAGTTTCTACGGTGCAAACACATAGGAGTACGCAATGTCACAGATGGGAAAATTTATAAGCGCAGGATCTATAGGAGGTGTAGTAGGAACACTTACGGGAAACGTTGGAGGAGCAGTAGGACCTGATGGAGTAGCGAATATAGATTTTGTAGGAACTACACCTGTTACGGTTACTGGAACTCCAGCATCAAATCTTTTAACTATTACGGTAGATTCTGCAACAACAACAACAGAAGGCATAATAGAACTCACGACAGATGCCGAAGCTATAGCCGGTACTGACACTACAAGAGCTATAACATCGAGCACACTTAAGGCTAAATTGGGCACACAGGTAGCCAATACAATACCTTACGGAGCTGGAACAAGTTCAGCTCTTTCTTGGACCGGAGCAGGTACAGACGGTCAATTGGTCATAGCTGCCACAGGCGCAGCGCCGGCCTTTGCATCACTTACATCTGCTAGTGGATTTATAACATTCACTCCAGGTGCAAATACTTTAGATCTAAACACTTCGGGGTCTGTTGCCGTGTCTTTCGATGGTGATAGCGGTACAGCTACCCCAGCGCTCGGAGTTTTGAATATTGTTGGTGGATCAAACATAACTACCGCAGCAGCAGCATCTACGGTAACTATAAATGTTTCAGGAACTACGGATCATTCACTTCAATTAGGTAATGCATCAGGAAGTCTTACATCGTTGGGTGTGGCCACAGATGGACAATTACCAATTGGATCAAGTGGATTAGACCCAGTACTTGGTAATATTACTGCTACAGATGGCACTTTAACCGTTACTAATAGTGCCGGAAAAATAGATATTGAGGCAGGAACTGGTCTTCTTATTATGTCAGGATTTGAGGCATGGTCAGGAGGATCTCCGTATTTTGATGATACTACTCTTGGGTCTTTTACGGTTTCACAAGCTGGAACCGGGTATGTTAAGGGAGAGCCTGTATCTTGGGCAGGTGGCCAAACTGTTACAGGTATGACAGCTGGAAACACATATTATATATACATGGATGATACTGGAACCATACAAAAAACAACAACATATAACGATGCTCTATTTAGAGACAATATTGTCTTGTTTGAAGTGTTGAGGGATTCTACTTCACCAACAAACAACCAACTTACAGTTAAAGAAAATCATCCCTATACATTCCCATGGAATACATCTGTATGGGCGCACGATACAATAGGTTCTGTTATCGCAGACCAGCAGGGTGGAGCAAATATTACGCTAAATGGTACACAAAAAATTGAGATATCAGGGGTTGATGAACTAGAAGATCATGGGCTCGAAACTACTATCCCAGATAGTGGTGGAGTAGCAGAAACGTGGGAACAATATTATACAAATGGTTCAGGCAAATGGGCGCTTTATGCAAGTAGCGATACATTCGATGGAACATGGAACAGCTCAGGAACTCCTACTGCCATAGGTAACAATAAATATACAGTCAACAGGCTCTATGTTTCTAAAGACAATATTAACTCTTCTACGCCTAAATATATCTCTGTTATGGGAGACGCTGAGTATAATAACTTGGCAGCTGCTGACACAGCAATTGCTAATGATTCTATACCAACAGCAACAGGTGAACTAGCTATGCTCGAATTGGCACAGCTTGGATACATTGTATTTGAGGAATCAACTACTTCTATAGTTCAGGTTGTTATTGCTAAAGAGACAGCAAGAACAAGCTTCTCAGGCGTGACTGCAACAACAGCTTCTCTTGTTTTAACTGATACAACAAACTTTGATCACATATTAAGTGCAGCTGATACAACAGTACAGTCTGCATTAGAAACCATAGATGATCTTACATTTAACGGCGATAGTGGATCGTCTCAGGCAGCATCTGCTGTATTTACCTTTGCTGGTGGCAATAACCTCACTACGGCTGGAGCAGGATCTACCATAACGTTGGATGTAGATGGCAATGTTGCTGATAGTTTCCCAACTGATTCTGGAACTGGAACCCCGAGCTTAGGCGTATTAACCGTGGCAGGAGGAACAGGGATAACTACCTCAGCCTCAGGATCTACCGTTACGATTACAGCAACTGGTGCGGTCTCTACCGAATTCACAGACGATACATTTAGAATTATTGACGATGGAGATAACACCAAAAAGCTAGCATATCAGTGTTCAGGGATTACAACAGCCACTACTAGAACATGGACGGTTGATGATAGAGATATAGATTTTGATGCAGTTGCTACCAGCGTTGCGACAGACGGATCTGCGGCAACTCCAGCAGCAGGTACGTTTACCATTGCGGGTGGAAATAACTGCACTACTTCAGGATCAGGCTCAACTGTGACGGTTGCAGTTGATGGTAACGTAGCTGATAGTTTTTCTACTGATTCAGGATCAGCAACCCCAGCCGCAGGCGTCATAACCATCGCTGGGGGTACAAATGTAACCACCTCAGGGTCCGGATCTACTGTAACAATAAATTCGAGTGGTGGAGGAGGAATAACCTGGAATGAAGTAACAGGAACATCTCAGGGCATGTCTGTTGACAATGGATACATAGCAAATAATGCATCTCTAGTAACCCTTACACTTCCTGATACAGCTGCATTGGGATCCGTTGTTCGTGTTTGTGGCAAAGGGGCAGGTGGCTGGAAGATAGCACAAAATGCCTCTGAAAGTATTATATGGGATGAGAGTACTTCAACTACTGTAGGTGTTGGTGGCTCTCTTGATTCTACAGACGATTATGATGCAGTTGAACTATTGTGTACTGTAGCTGATACAACATGGACTGTTTTGTCATCAAAGGGAAACATATCAATTACATAGGAGAATAGATGGCTCAAAATAATGCTATAAACAAAAAAAGTGGGTCGTTAACCATAGACCCTGGAAGTTCAGGTGACTCATGGCTCCAACATAATATAAATACTACTGGAGAATTCAGGATAGGGATTGATGATGGGAGCGGTGACACATTTAACATTGCTACTGGTTCTGCAATAACGAGTTCCGATCCATTTATAATAGATGCAAATGGTCATTTAAGACTTCAAGATCAACCATGCTTTGCTGCAAAAACCAGCTCTGACAAAACCAATGTAACGGGTGACGGCACGGCATATACCGTGATTTGGGATACAAGCATATTTGATAATAATTCAGATTTTAATACCGGAACAGGAACGTTTACCGCACCAGTTACCGGGAAGTACTATCTGATTGCAAAGGGAACTATCAACTGTCCTGTTGGAGGCGGCGACACTATGGAAGTAAAGATAGTTACGTCAAACAGAACTTATACGGGATCGGCTGGTCCACTACAAAATCAAGTTGCTAATTATATAGGTGGTAACAACTGGATATCACATACATTTGGCGTATTAGCAGATATGGATGCTACGGATACCGCAACCGTAACAGTGACAGATGCTGGGGGAGCAAAAACAGATGACTTTGAGGGAGGGTCAAATGTTAGATCAGGATTTTATGGAGTATTAATATGTTAGGAGAATTATGGCAACAATAAATGCTGTTAATAGAAAAATGACAGATCTTACAATTGATCCAGGTAGTGGTGACGCAACACTCCAGTTTAGTATTAATGGAACGGCAGAATTTACCATAGGTGTAGATGATGACGTATCAGACACTTTTAAGATCTCTCAGGGATCAGCTCTTGGATCAAATGATACGTTTGTGATGACATCTGCCGGTGAAAGAACTCTTCCACTAACAAGCTCTTTTGAGGCTAGGACTACTTCAGATGATTTAAATGTGAGTGGTGACAACACCGTAGCTTACATTACTTTTGACACAGAAGACTTCGATCAAAATGCTGATTATGACAATTCTACAGGAATATTCACAGCCCCTGTAACTGGTCGATATTTATTTTGTTGGTCGTATACAATGTTTATAGATGCAACAGGTGGAGATGTTGAAAGATGTGATCTTGCTACTTCAAACAGAACCCACTTTGGATTATGGCGCCCAACTAAAAATAAAGTAACAAATTTAGACGGAGAAAATGGCTATATGGGATATAGTCACTCTGCTATAGCAGACATGGACGCTGCTGATACCGCGAGAGTATATTTTTTATCAGGAAATAACTCGAAAACTGATGATGTGATAGCTGAAAATTCAACTTCTACAAATTTTAGCGGTGTTTTAATAAGTTAGGAGATAAGTATGGCTCGCAGAAATACTATAAACAATAAAACTCAAGATCTAACTATTGATCCAGGAAGTAGTGGTGATTCATACGTACAGTATGCAATTGGGGGAGTTAATAAATATCGCGTAGGTGTTGATGATGATGACTCAGATAAGTTTAAAATATCACAAGGTAACGCTTTAGGTTCTAATGATCTATTTGTCCTCACATCTAATGGAGAGATAACAATGCCTTTGCAGTCGGCGTTTTGCGCATATAATAGCGTAACAGATACCTCAGAGACGGGCGACGGAACTGCATTCACAGTAATTTTTGACACAGAGGTGTTTGATCAAAACTCAGATTTTGATGGTACAAGCACATTTACTGCTCCTGTGACAGGTAGATATTTACTTTCATATACAGTATTTTTGGTGACAGACACTTCTAGTGGAGGAACAACAGCTTTATCTAAATTAGTTACCTCAAATAGAACATATTTTGGCAATAATGCCCCAACCAGACAGCGAGTAACAGGATACTATGGCCCAAACGCAGCGTTATCATTCTCTCAAGAAATAATTTGTGATATGGATGCTTCTGATACAGCAACCGTAACTATAGCGGCATATAACGATAGTAAAGTAGATGATATATATGGTACAGGATCTCCATACACGAGATTTTGTGGGTGTTTAGTAGCCTAGAAAGGAAAGTAATGAAGATAAAAGTAGATGACACAGAATTGTTTGAACTTTCAGATACGCAAAAAAAAGTTATAAAGAATGAAATAAATTCAGACATATTTGATGAGGATATGAAAAGAAGATTATTTTACATAATAGACCACAAATACAAGCAATGTTTTAAAAGGCTTAAAGCAGAATGGGAACCAAAACTTTGTTCTCGCGGTATAGAATCAATACCAACAGATAAAGACAGTTTTGCGCAGCTTGTTTTTGAACAGGAAGATTATAAAGATAAGAAAGAGAGAGAAGATACAGGAATTTAAAAAAGAGGGTAGTAATGGCTAATAGGAAGATAGATTCTAGGTTAAGCGGTCTTAATCCGTTAGCCTATGTGGGCGTAGAGCCAATATCGCCGACATTATTTTTTTCTGCTAATAGATCCCCAACAGATGATGATTATAGTAATTATAATATTGGAACTATTTGGCATAGCAGAGAAGACAACACTTTATGGACGCTTGTTGATAAAGACGGAGCAGTTGCGACATGGCAATTACTTGGTGCAGGATTGGGATTAGAAAAAATAACTCCTGATTCTGGCATTGATGTAGTAGCTGACGTTTTAAATAATATTAATGTTGTTGGGGGAACCAACATAGAAACTGTTGGAACATTAAATACATTGACCATCAATGTTGATCCTGACACTATAGCAAATTTATATATAACAGATTCTGGAAATGCAACTCCGAGTTCCGGAGAGCTAAATATATTGGGCGGAACAAACATCGCAACATCAGGATCTGGGAATACAGTTACTATTACAGCAAGTACACTTGCATCTTCATTTCCTACAGATTCAGGAACCGCAACACCAAGTTCAGGAGAATTAAATATAGTTGGAGGTGGCGGCATACTAACTTCAGGTGTAGGAAATGTTGTAACAATTGCATCTACTGCTGCATTGTCCCTAGATACAGATTCAGGATCAGTAACACCGGCAGCTGGCGTAATACAAATTTTGGGTGGCTTAAATGCAAACACATCAGGATCCGGAGATACTGCTACAGTAAATATTGATGACCCTGGAGAAGGCGTAGTACAAAGCAGCGGAGCAGGGGTGTTTTCTGCATCGAAGGGTAATGATGGAGAAATGCTAATAGGCTCAACAGCAGGTTCTCCTGCCTGGTCGACGCTGACAGCTGGGTCAGGAATTAGCATTGTAAATGCTGCAAATAGTGTTACCATATCTACTACTTCAGGTGGAGCAACTACTCTTTCAAATTTTAAAGCGACCTTATCTGCATCTCAAAGCAATGTAACAGGTGATGGTACATCATACCAGATACCTTTTGATCAAGTTGAATTTGATGTTGGATCAGACTTTAATACAGGTACCGGAAAATTTGTAGCTCCTCTTAAGGGAATATATTATTTTACAGCAGAAATTTATTGCTCAGATACCACATTGGGAAGAAGTGGTGCATCGACAAGCATTTTGGTTACTAGCGCAACGTATCCAGAATCTAATTTTCAAAATATAATTAATCCATCGGCAATAGCTTATAATTCAAATGCATACACATTTTTATGCTCTACGATGACACGGATGGATGTGGCAGACACAGCAGAGTTAGTTGTTACTGTAAACGGGGGTCCAAAAGATGTGGGTATTACAGATGTTAGTGGTCCGTGGATTGTAACTTGGTTTAGCGGATTCTTTCTTGCTGATATATAAGGACTGTTTATGAAAGAACTATCTGGGATTAATATTTTTTCATATGTAGGCGCTGAGCCCATAACTCCATATAATTTTGTTAGTTATGAAAGAAATCCAACCGAAGACGATTATCATGGATATGATGTTGGCGATAGATGGTTGAACGATGTTTCTAAAATTGTATGGGTATTGGTTGAAAGAGATGAGAATGTTGCAACGTGGCAAAAACTAGGAACTACCGGGATTAGGTCTTTTACTCCAGACACCGGAATTACAGTTGAATACGATAGTAACAGAAATATCAATGTGGTTGGTGGGACCAACATTACCACGGTTGGATCAACTAATACATTATCAATAGAAGTAGATACGGACACTGTTGTAGATTCATGTAAAACTGATTCTGGAACAGCTGTACCTAGTTCAGGAGAGCTTAACGTACTAGGCGGAACAAATATTAATATTACTGGGAGTGGTAATACCATTACAGTGAATGTTTTAGAAGATGCAACAGTATCTACATATATTACTGATCTTGGAAATGCATCGCCAGCATTTGGGAGTTTAAGTGTTTTTGGAGGTACAGATTTAGAGACCTCCGCATCGGGAAATACAATTACAGCTGCGCTTACAGGAGATTATATTGATTCTGTTGTTACAGATTCCGGAACTGCGTCTCCGGCTAATAATATATTAAAAATAGATGGCGGACTAAATATAAACACATCAGGCTCCGGAAATATTGTTACAGTGAATGTTGATAACCCTGGAGAAGGAGTGGTGCAAAGTAGTGCTGCGGGAGTGTTTTCTGCATCGAAGGGCGATGATGGAGAATTGTTAATAGGCGCAACCGCTGGTTCTCCTGCTTGGTCGACACTCACTGGTGGACCAGATATAGATATAACAAATGCTGCAAACAGTGTTACTGTAACAAACAATTCAAGAGGGCTTCCAAATATTTATAACTTTAAGGCATATTTAGATTTCAATATACCTAACTCATCATCCACATATATTCCATTCCGCACAACGCTTTGGAATAAGGGAAATCGATTTGACCCCACAGTTGTTGGATTTGTTGCCCCATTAAAAGGATTATATTTTTTCATGACGAATATTTATATTTCGAATCTTAAATTCACAAACAATATATTTTTAAGTTTTAGGGTAGTAGGTGTTGGAGCTACAATTCTTCAATCAATTAGATTTTCATATCAAAAAATAAGTGCGATTAAAGCTGGATCAGCTGTTTCTATTCAAGGTATGGCAGTTGTTGCTATGAATCCGGGAGAGATCTGTGCTGTTCATATGGATATGGATTCAACTGTATCAATTGGGGGCTTCATATCTGCAAGCGATATTAGAACATGGTTTTCTGGTTATATGCTAGCGCAAACATAAACGTGGGCCCATCTGGGCCCACGTCAAGCAGTGCAACGGTTCTAACCATAAAACCGGAGCTTTATTCTTTTTTTGTAGTTCTAATTTGTACTATATTTCTCACTTGTCTGATAACACTCCTAAACGCATCCTTCGGTAATAGAGCCAATGCCGCTATATCATATGTCTCCATTATTCCTTGAGCTATATCTTTAAAATCTCCGATTTCATATTTTAGTTCATCGAGCTGTTCTGAAGTGACTGTAGTATAGTTTGGCTTGCGTTTATTCTTCATGTTGTGGTTTACTTCTACACCTTCTTCATAGTTTTTTTTTTGTTCTTTCATTGCTTCAGCGCCATCATCATCTTCATCTTCAACAACAACACCTACGAGGGCTGAGAATGTATATCGTCTCATATATGTAATAGTGCTTGCTAACCCATGAATATCATTTCTAGATGGAACAAGCCTAACAACTGATCTAATCCATTGTCCTGACGAATGTGTAAGTGTGGAGTGTAAATAATAATCTCCGTCTTCATCAACGTTTATTGCTTGTATAACTGCTAGTTCGTGCTTACTTAGTGCGGCACGTGCGGCAGCAAATACCCCTGCAAGGTCAGCGTATTTTACGACGCCGCCAGACTTAAATGACACACCATCTTTGTCTTTTTGAGCAACAGTAAATTCTCCCTGCGCTTTTGCAAGAGCACCGTATAGCTCATCTACTTTTTCTGAAGATAATTGTAGTGGGATCGTTGTTTTTTTTACCTGATTTTTTCTTAGTAATGACACCTCAACAGCCAATTTCTTGATTGCCTCTAGTATTACTACTATATTTTGATCATTCATTTTTTCCTTTCAATATCTCTTCATAATCGTCTGACATTTTTTTAAACAATATTGACACCTGTTTACGCATCGGGTCACTTGATGAGCTAAGAAGGGACTGTAGCGTTTTGTTCTTTATTACTAACATGAAAGGTTCGACAGAAGCTTCTAGTTCTTTCATGGATATTTCTCCTTGTTTTTTTTTGTCCAATTGTTTTGATGTATTGAGCAGCAATATTTTTACGGTTTCTAAGACAATTAGTAACCCCTTGTCTTCTTTCGGTTTACCAAAAAGGAAGTCTAACATTTTATTCTCCGTATATTTCATCAGAAAGAAGTTGTGTGTATTTATCTGTAACGGCTTTCTCTATAGCATTACCTATTTCTTTATTGAGGGGTCTGCATGTATGTATGCCAGACTTTGTTGGGTATGCTAGTCGGTATCCACCACCTATTCGCGTATATATAGCTACCGACCCGATAAACAACTCATCGTTATAAATAAAGCTAGCAAAACCTACAAGTCCTTTTTTAGGAGTTACTGGATGTATTTCTATCTCTGTTATCATCTTTATCCTTCTTCATTTCTTTAGTTACCCAGTCATCTATTTTTCGTAATATTTTCAAGTTTTTATATGAGTTTGGGAATTCTTCTTTTATGTGATCTTCAACCCCATCTAGCATATGCCTAACTGCGCCTATCGTACACATTAAGTGTGACCAATGTCCTTCATCTAATTTATTAGAGTTAGACATCACCAGATTTAGATCACCTGTATCTTCGTCTTTTACAATTACACCAGAATGCTCCATAACGCTCCTAACATAATCAAATAAATCTTGTATTAAGCAATCAAGTAAATCTTGATAGTGCTGGGCATCTTCCTGATATCTTTCCTCATTTGTCATATAAAACTCCTGACTGTTGATTGATAATATATAATTCTATTTCTTTAAACAAATATCTCTCTTGTATACGCTCTATTTTATCTTGGCACTCAAGATTGTTTATCTCTTCTGCTTTAAGAGCTTTGGCTTCTTTAAGGTCCCTAAGTGGCTTGTCTTCTTGCCTATATCGCTCAAGTTCTAGCTTACGCTTCTCTGCATTAGAGAACCTGGTCTTAGAGGTAGCCAAATCTGCCCTCTCTATCTCCTTTTCAAGATAAAGCTTAATTTGGTATTCTCTGGTTAAAATCTGCTCTTCTACATTGCAAATTTCACGCCTAAGTTCGTTTAATCTATTTTGTGTGGTTTGTCTTTTATATAATAGAGCTGATAGCTCTAATTGATATTTCATGGATCACTCCTTGGTTACATCGTTTATACATCTTTACTTCTATTATTAGTATAGCACGGGGTTTTACAGATGTCAAGCTTTTGACAAAATAAATCTTGCAAAAAAAAGAGGACCCGGTATTATAAGAATATATTGAGTACCTTATTAACACACAGGGGTCCCTTCCCCTCAACCATATTTCCCGAAAGGACAAAATGGTCAATTTTATTAACATATTTAAATACCCCAAAACAACAACACCATGTACTAGATCGTTAACCCAGGAGGATTCACTATGTTAAATAAAAATCTTTTCAAACATATTAAAAGTATACCAACAACATCTAACCTTTGTCAAATAAAAAACAAAAAACTTTCATATAAATTAATCAATAAAAAGCTTCGTTGTCGACCTTCTCGATATCTGTCAACGTACAGTGATGCAACACGTCAGGCATTAGACGCACTATTATGGGTTTCCCATCGCTATGGTATAATATATATGTCTCAAGAAGAGTTAGCAAAAATAGCTGGTATTAGTATAAAATCATTCATAGAGGCTACCAAAATATTAGAGGCAGATGGTTTACTTGCTAAAGTATATAGACATAGACACACCTGTGTTTACAGACTCAGCGACTTCTTCAAGAATACATCCGTAAAAGAGGATCTAGTGGGCTTCTTCAAAAGATCTATCATTCTCCCTGTGTCACTACTCCTCTCTATTTTTCCTAAAACATGTCTATCAGAATATTACAGACCATTAGAAAGAGAGAAAAAATATTTACTTAGAAACAACATACATTACTTCCAAAAAGAAAATGTTGATGTCAAAAAAAAGAAGAGATTTAGAACTTTAAGAGAGAGTCTGAAGATGAAAGATGAGATTTTTAATGAAATTGCCAAAATACGAAGGATGAAGCTGACAAGACGAGGGATCGTCGAGTTAACGAAGTATGATCCACGAGCTATTGCTCATGCTAACCAACAGCTTGAGCTTTGTAGTTCTAACGTCCGTAACCCGTTTTTATGGTTCTGTAAGATAGCTAATCAGATATCAGCAGCTAATGATTGGCCAATGGGTTATGCCATATATAACCGTCTAATGAAGTCCCCTGAGATAAAGAAGGATGATAAAATGTTAATAACAACAACACTTTCTCCAATGCATGCAGAAAGGAAACCAAGGCCAAACGAGGGAATGTATGCAGTATACAAACACAAAGAGCGAGATATAGACCCTGATGATGAAAAACAGAGGTTTATAGAACGTAAAACTATCAACAAACTAACTCCAGAAGCTGAGAAATGGTTAGAGCGTGCTGATATAAAATGGTAGAGTGATTATGAGGAGCGGTAACCAGAGGAGAAAATATGCAAATCCTAACGTATAATATTCCTGGTGATCCCATTTCCGTGCTCCGAGTTGAAAATGCAGATAACCCAAGAATCTGGGATGACTATAAACATCAACGCTTTTGCTTCGAGCAACGATTAAGAAATTTACGAGATGAGGCCCCACTAATCAAAGAACCAATAGAAGTTGAGATAACATTTTACATAGACAGTCACATGAAAACACCTACATCCAATAAGAAACCAACACACCACCAAACGTTACCCACACTCCTATCTCTCTTTAACTTTGTTGATAACGCTATGATTGGTATAGTGTACAAGAACGATCGCATAATATATTCAAGCAAGCTCACAAAAAAATATAGTAATGAGCCAAGAACAGAAATCACTATCAAAAGGAGAGATAAAGATGAGTGACAAATCCCCTACTACAGATACCGTACAACCAACAAGAAGGAAAAGAAAAGTGCAAACTCCCTTTAGTAAAGAGGCTATGGAGTTTCACATGAGCCCTCAGGGACATATGACAAAGGCAATGTTAGAGAAATTTGGAGACGAGATGCTCCAGTTTGTTTTTGAACATGAAGAAGTGGTAAACATAAGACATTTCTATATAATGAAGGGCGTGAATCACCAAACATTCAGCAAGTGGTGCGATAAAAATCCATACTTGCGACATTGCTACGAACAGTGTAGAAATATACTATCGATACGACGAGAACAGATGATGATAGATAGAACAAACAACCCACATCCATTATTACACTCACAACACTTATACAGTAAGGAGTGGGATGGGTGCAACAAATACCACGCAGACTTGAAGAATAAAAACGAGAACAAGAGTGATGCTCCTCAAGTGATATACTTAAAAGAGTTTCCAAAAACTAATGAGGTACCAGAGAAAAATGATAAAAACAGCGATACCACTACAGACAACAAAAAATGAGTATTCTCATGACTTAGTTGATTCAAGGATAGGTGAACTTTGGCATGACAAGCATACCGGAACAACACATGTGTGGAATGGTGCAGCATGGGAGCTGTGTTCTGAAACTAACATCACCCCTATAGATATAGATGAGGCGTACAATTGTCTTATTAAAGGTCCAGCTGTTACTATGTCTCATTGTGGCAACTGTATTGATATTAATTTAGCTTCAGAAGGATTAAGAATGAGGCGCTATGAGCCAGAAATAGAAAATATTGTTATATACCCAGGAATGTTCGATGCACCATAAAGTTTGGTTTACACCAACTGTAGAAGATGAAATAGATTGTTTTGAAAGAATGTTAAAAATCCTAAATAAACCATTCGAAGGAGAAGAAACATATGAGAAGGTAAGAGAAATAAGAGACGAGGCTTGGAACTCCAATGGAGATGCTATACTTGAGGGCTATAAACTTGCCCGTGTTCCAGGCGTATCACTCGATACAATTGAAGATAAAAATAATTTTAAGGAGCACATTGAGAAATGCCTTGAATGGGCTAAAAAACAAAGAAAAATTCAGGAAGGAATGTAATGTCAATTAACTTTATGATGTTTATTGTGGTTTCACTGATTCTCGCGTCTATAGTTATGAACGTATACATGTATTTTGCTAATCAAGCAGACATTGATAATACGAGAAAATCATTGGGTGCTTACAAATCTACTAGCAGTTGTGATATATCAAAAATGAGCACACAAATATCCGATATAACGAAAGATATTAATAGAATTGAAGTAAGGCTTACGACAGCTAAAAGAAGCAGGGAAGACCTAAAAAATGACATGCAAACAATTAAGGACAAAGAGCTCGTAGTTCTCAAAGATCAGATAGAAGTTCTAATAAGATCAGGCAAGACTCATGAGTCACAAATAAAGGGGCTTCAGCAAAGTTGTATAGACGTTAAGAAGAAATCTAAGAAGGAAAGTTAAAAAAATTTGAGCCGGGAGACTAAGATTATGAACGTACCTCTTTGTATAATAGCTTTGATTGGTGTGATTATATGTTTAACCAATCTAATTTTAACGCTATATAGATGGCATAATGAAAAATAATATGAATATAAGAGTTGTATTCATGTTGCTGGCGCTACTTATCCTTGCAGGATGTGATAGTGAAGATGATTATGAGTACATGATGCTGCCTATTATCGGACTAAATGGCAATACCAGCTTTTTGTGGTACCCGGTTAAAAAGAAGAAGAAAAAGAAATATAAGAAAAAAAATAAAAGGAAACAAGATTATGAACAGATTTGATGGAATGGATATGGCGATTACCTTTTTGTTAGGTATTGTAGCAGGCTTTGTGTTAATTCTTATACGTGGCCATATACATACACAATCTAAGAAAAGAGAAGAGATTTATAGAGTAGTGAAGAAGCTAGAGAGTGAGTATGAAGTTAGACATAGAGGACCGCTTGTATTTGGACAAGTTCGTTCCAAGGGGATATCAGCTGCCCCTGTTCGACGCGATCGAAAACAAGGGGTACAGGAGAGTCCTGTGTGTGATGCCGAGGAGAGCAGGGAAGGACATAACTGCCTTCAACTTAATGTTACGGCAAGCACTGAAGACGATAGGCGTTTACTATTACGTATTTCCGACCTATAGTCAGGCCAAAAAAGTTATATGGGACGCTATTACCAATACAGGTGAGAAGTTCCTCGATTACATTCCTCCGTCCCTAATTAAAGGGAAAAACGGACAGGAAATGAAAATAACCCTAACCAACAATAGTTTGATACAGTTGGTTGGGTCTGATAATATTGACTCGCTAGTGGGTACAAACCCCCGAGGTGTTGTTTTTTCCGAGTATGCCTTGCAAACCCCACTAGCTTACCAGTTCCTTCGGCCCATCCTGTTAGCCAATGACGGATGGGCTTTATTTATCTCTACACCTCGTGGCAAAAATCATATGTGGGAACTATACAACGTAGCCAAAGAATCTCCAGACTGGTGGTCATGTAGACTCAGCGTAGAAGACACCAACCACATACCACTTGCAGAAATAGAAAAGGAAAGACAAGAAGGTCTCATGAGCGATGACCTAATACAGCAAGAATATTATTGTTCCTTTGAAGCTGGTGTAGAGGGCGCATATTACACCAAATACTTGGACAGAATGCGTTTAAATGGACAAATAAGTTCTGTGCCATGGGAACCAAGTCACCGTGTGAATACAGCCTGGGATTTAGGCGTGAGAGACAGCACATGTATTATCTTTTGGCAAAAAATTGGACAGGTTATAAGAATTATTGACTGCTATGAGAACTCTAAAGAGGGTCTCGAGCATTATATAACGATACTCCGACAAAAGCCGTACACGTATGGTAGACATTTCGCTCCTCATGACATACGTGTACGGGATCTTAGTATAGGAATAACACGATGGGAGAAGGCTAGACAGTTAGGTGTCACGTTTGATGTTGCTGATAAGCTCACTGTAGAGGACGGAATCGAAGCTGTAAGATCTACGCTTCCAAAAGTCTGGATAGATGATCAGAATTGTGTTTCACTTATTAGAGCTTTAGAAAACTATAGACAAGAATATGATGCTAAGAAGAGGGTATATAAACCAAAGCCGTTACACAATGAGTTTAGTCACATGGCAGATGCCATGAGATATCTCTGTGTTTGTTTGCCCAAGACAAGAGACGGGCTATCTTCTCAAGACATACAGAGAAACTATCAAGAGGCTATATATGGGACTGAGCATTTACCAGGCTTCTTTGAAGACAAGAGGAGAAATATTCTTTGATGGAAAAGTATAAATGTGAATATTGCAATAAAGTTGAGGTTGTATTTCAAAAGAGCGTTCCTGTTGAGGAGACTGATAAGGTTTTGACTATGGAAATACATTATAGGTGTTTAAATTGTGATAAGAAAACAAAATATAAGTCCTATGTGCAAAAGTATATAAAGAGGAGAAGCGCTCTTGGATGAAGAACAAGTTGCGTACATAACAGCGGGGACAATAATATGGTTAGCTATGAACTGGTTTACGATGTATTTATTTTTTCTTGTTAAGTGAAAGGAAAAAGACGCATGGATATATATAAAAAAAACGAAGAAAACGTTGAAAAATGGGAAAAATTAGTTTCCATGATTGAAGAGTTAGAAGAAGACAAGAGAGCGACTGTTAGTGTTGAAGGGTTTGAGTTTAGTAGATATATATCATCTATTTTTAAAAAGACTTTGGGAGCTACAATCGAAGGAGGCGTTATAACTCTACGTTTTACCTCCAACTATGTACACCTTATAACTCCAATAACAGCATTTCAAGATAAATACTTACCACTTATTAACGAGGTATTTGAGTTAGAATTAAAATCATCTTCGTGGGCATTTAACTATTAGGAGGAAAAAAATGAATGAGCAAGATTTAATATACAGGCCTCCGAGGGAAAATAAAGATAAAAAGTTTCCGGTTGCATGGATAGCTATAGATAACTCTGATCATGATCCTTTTTATTTGATCAGAGGCAGTGAAGAATTAATGCGTGAAGCTCTTGAGATGTTAAACCCAAACAGAAAGGATAAAAAATGAGTATGGAGATGGACGAAGAAACAAAGTTTTTAATAAAAATTGGCTGGAAAGTAGGGAAAGTTATTGCTGGGCTTATCGTATTCGCAATAATATACAGCATTTCATCGTACTGGTGGAAGCCACAGTACCAGGTTTGGCGACGAGGGTTAGCGGGGAAAGCAGAGCTAAAACAAGCAGAATGGAATAGACAGATAGCTATTAAGGAAGCGGAAGCGAAGTACGAATCAGCAAAGCACCTGGCCCAAGCAGAGATAGAACGGGCCCGTGGAGTAGCGAAAGCGAACAAGATTATTGGGGAATCCCTGCAGGGGAACGAAGCATATTTGAGGTATCTCTGGATACACGGCTTACAGGAAAGCACGAGCGATGTTATATATGTACCAACGGAAGCTAATTTACCAATTCTAGAAGCTGGGAGATTTAATGGCAAAGAAAAACAAGTCCCGTATAAAACACGCTGAAGATCTTATCATTGATCAAGGAAATGAAGGCGTAAATAAGCTAGCAAATTTCTTCGCAGCGGCAACATTGAGTGCCGCTGCAAGTATAGTTAGCAAAGTTACACCGCTGAGATATTTATCCACGTTAAAGTGGGACGGATCACCTGGTATTAGAACTGGGATAGATGAGGAAGATGGAAAGTTTTTTATAGAGCCAAGGACTTTGTATGGTAGATACCAAAAATAAAAGATACAAATCGGTTGATGCCATAAAAGCAGACCAATCATTATCACCACAGCTTAAGATAAAGCTAGCGTCTGCTTTTGAAGCGCTTAAAGACTCAACATCTGATACTATGGACTCAGATATTCTTTATATAAACGACAACAACAACAAAGACATGAACATAGAAAAGATAGATGGGATAGATCACTATGTCTTTCAGGCTAACACCCTAACGTATGCGGTACCACTTGGTAGTACCATCGCAGAAGACTTTAAAAACTCTAAAATAGGTATTGTGTACCATACAAAATACGATAAGCCAGACAAGCCCACATACGAGATTGATACGGACAAACTGGGTGGTCCAGGAATCAATGTTATTGACCATAAATTGGTTGGCAATATAAATTCTGATATGACAGAAAACGTTTCAGAGTTAAGAGAATACATAGAAAAAACTGATCCTCACATGATTGATAGATTCTCTACTATCCAAAAAATAATAGAAGAAAAGTATTATGCAGCGTCATTTAAAGCATATGTTAATTATATGGTGCTTAGAGGGGATATAGATAAGATAAGTGCTGGTCTATACACGAGGCATGCCAATAAGAAAATAATGGATAAAGAAAAAGAATTAAAAACTCGTGTAGCAAAAGATAGGTACAGGTATCTTAGATTGAGAGTAACTAGAGGTGTACCATTGGATTATCTTGAGCCGATAATAGATTTGTATAAGTTTATTATGAAACTAAAGAATCAGTTTCTAGAGAATGTTAACTTTAATACACCTATAAAAACCTATCGGCGCGTTGGAGATAGACTAGAGCCAACAGCCCATGAAGGGGTTGTTGTTGTTTTACCAGGAGATGAAACAATAAAACTTGTTAATCGTGACGAATTCTCGCACATAAACTTTCTCAATCAAAGAAGGCCTAATGATAACAAGAGAGTGGCTATTACATACGGAAGATTTAATCCCCCTACCAAGGGTCACCGAAGATTAGTTGATACGCTAACAAAAATGGCCGGAGAGAGTGATATTAAAATTTTTGTATCTAGGTCTCATGACAATAAAAAGAATCCGCTACCGCCTGAAATTAAACTCAAGTATGTTCGTGAGATGTTTAGTGAGCATAAAGAAAATATATTTGAAGCTACGCATAGCCTATTGCCTATTTTAGTTCAGCTCTATCAGGCTGGATACAGAGACTTAGCAGCTGCATTTGGTTCTGATAGGGCCGATACTATTGGGAGCATGATAAAAGAATACAATGGAGTGAATGGAAACCATGGTTTTTATAATTTCGATGAAATATCAGTAGTATTAATAGGACGAGACGAGGATCACGATTTTAAAGACATATCTTCTATTTCTGCTTCCATTTCCCGTGAATGTGTTCGAAATAAAGACAAAGAAGCTTTTATGAAAACAGTGCCAACAGACTTTAAGTTGGCTGACGAAATGTACAATGATCTGGTAAAATATATGAGATAGCACAATTGCTTCATTATGCTACAATTCCTGCTTCGATTCATAGCGGGACTCCTTTTCCCCCGGGTTTTAGCGTTTTTCCTGGGGGGTTTTCTTATTTTCAAGGTCTTCTATTTTCTCTTCTAAGATTTTTATCATCTCCTCTTGATCTTCTACCTTTGATCTCAGCTTTCTCAATCTTTTACGTTGATTGAATACTTCATCTGTATACACATCGAACAATTTTTTCACAGCATCATACACATCTTTTGCCCAATTTCTTGTGAAATAACGAATAATAAAAGCTGCTATTATAAGTCCAATAATGTTGCCTATTATTCCAGACCAAGTGCCCCATAATATCATTTCTTTTTCCCGGTATAGCGAGCAAATATAAAACCAGCAGTCATTGCGGTAAGGGTACATAGAAACAGCGATACAATGTCATATATTGTCATTTTTTGTCCTTATATTTTTTACGAGAATTTACGATCTCGTATTTTGTCTCGTTGCTTTTTTCTTTTTCTTTGATTTGTTTTCTTACTTTCCTGTATCTTTCATCCAACCATGTTGAGTCGCACCTCTTCATACAAAAAGATGCGACTGGGACAAAGTACAGTAGTATAATTAATACTCTTTTCATATTCCTTGTGTCTTCATTTGTCTATCAACAGCAAACATAAGACCCTCTATTTTATCAATTGCATCAGTAAATCTTGGGAAATGTTTATCTATATAATCTCTATGAGGATCTAATATAAACTGTGCAGCTGCAACTTTACCTACGAATATTTTTTGAGCTTCTCTGTTACCTTCAAACTTCTCAAAGTCAAAATCTTCTGGTAAATCATCTGGATGAGCGCCATTGAGAGCCAACGCTGTAGCTTTAAGATCTAGAAGTATACCCTCAATCATCATTTCAATTCTTTCTTTCTCTGTCATCTTTGTCCTTTCATTGACATGTTTGTTATATATGTATAATATACCATAATAACTGCTTTACGTAAAGGGAATTTTATGGAGAAAAAGAAGGTAACGTTTTATATTAGTGAAGAAATAGATAAAAACTTGAAGAAGTTGTATGCATATTCTCTATTGAAGGGAGAAAAAACAACGCGATCGGCTATAATTAGCCAAGCAATAAAGCTCGCTTATCGAAAGGAATTTGGCGAATGAAAAACAAGAAAAAGAAAAGAACAAGGACATTGGAACAAAGAAAAGACCATGAAAGAACAGCTAAAGCTCTAGCGCTCGATAAAAACTCTGATAAATACAAAGACCATATAGGTTGTGTTCTTGGTAGAGAATTAGAAGATTTCACTATCAAGAGATTTTGGGGAATAGTCGATAACGAATATGCATTTGAAGCTGAATGTAGGACATGTGGTAAAAAACGTGTATTCAAAAGAGCTATCATTAATTCGAAAATTAAAACCATAATATTGTATCGTAGATGTAAGGTTTGTAAGCACTACACGAAACCAAGGAGTATTGCTGTGAAAGATGTTATCTCAGAAGAAGCTTTATCTTTATTTAAAGGGTTGCCTATAACAGAAAGGCAGGCTGATCACCTGTACATGGTGCTAGACGAAGATGGATTCTGTAGTTGTGGTTATTGGAATGAAGAAGGTAAATATGAGGTAATGTTTCAGCATAAAGCTTTTGATATGGACAAAGCAAAGCGCATTTATGAGACACTTGAGGTAGTTCGTAAATATCCCTCTGTTCACCATATTATTGATATGGGACAAGTAATGCAGAGGACTATTGATGAGCAAAGTGTTTCAATAGCAAATCTTTCAAATAATAAGCGCGCTAAACTTCCAAT